CCCAGACGGTGGCAAACAGTGAATTCGATATCTTTGGATGAGCTGCTTCCGCAGCTACCGCCTTGGATTGTGCTGGTGCCATTCAACCCAGCACACGCATTGACTATGCGTATCGGCAATGCGTCATCGATAGCCATGCGTGACAACCTAGACTTTGCCAGTCTGATGGCCGCCCAGGCAGCCACCGGGCACGCTATCACTGTCCTGCTTCATGGCACCCCGGCGGCCTGCTTTGGCTCGGTCAACATCTGGAAGGGGCTGGAAGAAATGTGGTGTCTTCTGGAGGAAAGAGCCAGGAAGCACCCGCTTGCCATGACCAAAATAGCCATTGCCTACCGAGATTACAGAGTGATAGCGGGCAATTTGAGGCGCTTGCAGCTAAACGTAAGATGTGATGACCAGCGTGCTTTCCGTTGGGCCAAGGCCATTGGGTTTGAACTGGAAGCGAAGATGCGACGGTACGGCCCAGATGGAAGTGATTTTTATCTGATGTCGAGGGTTTAACCATGTCATTCCTGTCTAGCGGCAGCAAAGCCGCAGCGGCCCAGGCCGCAGAAGCCAACACAATCCAGCGTCAGCAACTGGCCAAGCAAGAGGCCCAGGTTGCCAAACAAGAGGCTGGCGTAGCTGCCGAGCAGACTGCTCTGGCTGAGCGTGCCATGGCCGCTACCCGTGCCCGTCGCCGGGGTGGCCTGCGTGGTCTGCTGTCTGCCGAGCGGGCTGATGCCGAGCAAGGCTTGCCCATGCGTAGCACCCTCGGGTCGGGGCTGTGATGGACAACAAGCAAAAGATGCAGCGCAAGGTCTCCAAGGTCATGCGCGAATACAAGGCGGGCACCCTGCACTCTGGCAAGGGTGGCCCGGTGGTCAAGAACCAGCAACAGGCTGTGGCCATTGCCATGTCTGAGGCCCGCAAGGCTGTCAAGAAATGAAGCCCGGTCTGTACGCCAACATTCACGCCAAGCGTGAGCGCATCGCCCAAGGCTCCAAGGAGAAGATGCGAAAGCCTGGGTCTCCCGGTGCGCCTACGGATGAGGCCTTCAAGAAGGCCGCCATGACGGCCATGAAGCCTAAGAAAAAGTAAGCCATGGCCACCACCCTGATTGAGCTGGAATCGCTGACAACCAAGTCCAGGTTTGTCACGCCCGTCCAGAAGAACAACGCTGGCACGTTCGTGGTGGCCGGGGCTGACGCTCCGCTGATCACTGTTGACGTAAACCACCAGCGCAACCATGACGGGCGGGCCTTCTTTGCCTACAAGCTGTACCCGGTGGCCAGCAAGCTGGCTGCCCTGGCCAGCATTGACATCGTGATGGCCTCTCCTGCCGGGGTTTTCCCGCATATTTCGGTAGAAGCCTTCTGCCAGGGTGATGCTGAGTTCTATCTGTACGAGGGCAGCAGCACCACGGGCGGCACAGCCTTCACGCCGATCAACCGAAACCGCAACTATGCGGTTAGCAACCCTAGCCAGAGCGCCATGGTGATCAACCCGACGATCAACAGCCTGGGCACTGAGCTGGATGGCCAGATCGTGCCCGGTGGTGTGGGCAAGAAGTCTGGTGGCGGGGACTCGGCAACGCTGGAATACGTCCTCAAGCCCCTGACTAACTACCATTTCAGGCTCACCAACGTGAACGGCACCTCCCATGCTGCCTCTATGACGCTGGAGTGGTACGAATGAGCAAGCTAAAGAACCCCGAGGGAGGCCTTACAGAGGCCGGTAGGCGCTATTTCAAGCGCAAGGAGGGGGCTAACCTCAAGCCTGGGGTCAAAGGCGCTGCAGACACCCCTGAGAAGATGCGCCGCAAAGGCTCTTTTCTGACCCGGTTCTACACCAACCCCGGTGGCCCGCTGCAAAAGCCTAACGGTGAGCCGACCCGGCTGGCCCTGGCTGCCAATGCCTGGGGTGAACCTGTTCCCCGCACTGCAGCATCGGCTGCACGACTTGCCGCCAAGGGTAGGGCGCTACTGAAACGATACGAAGCAAGGAAGAAAAATGGCAACTAAGCTGACCGTCGAGCAGATTCTGGCCCGTCAGAAGCTGGCGCTCAACCGCAAGGAGGACTTTCGCAGCCTGTACGAGGATGCCTACGAGTTCGCCCTGCCCCAGCGCAACCTGTACACGGGCGACTACGAGAGCAACGTAGGCGGGCGCAAGAAGATGAGCCGGGTCTTTGACTCTACGGCCATCAACAGCACCCAACGCTTTGCCAACCGCCTGCAGTCGGGCATCTTCCCGCCCCAGCGCAAGTGGTGCCGCCTGGAGCCGGGGCCGGAGATCCCGCAGGAGCGCCGCCCCGAGGCCCAGCGTGCCCTGGATCTGTACAACGAGAAGATGTTCGCTGTCCTCAAGCAGTCGAACTTTGACATCGCCATGGGCGAGTTCCTGCTGGACTTGTCCGTGGGCACCGCTGTCATGCTGGTGCAGCCCGGTGATGCCGTCAGCCCCATCAACTTTATCCCCGTCCCGCAGTATCTGGTCTCTTTCGAGGAAGGCGCTAACGGCCAAGTAGACAACGTCTACCGCAAGATGCGCCTAAAGGGCGAGGCCATTGCCCAGCAGTGGAAGGATGCCAAGATCCCCGATGAGCTGCAAAAGCAGATCGACGACAAGCCCACCGCCGAGGTTGATCTGGTGGAGGCCACCGTCTACGACTACCAGACGGGCAAGTTCGGCTATTACGTCATTCATGAAAAGAGCAAGTCTGAGCTGGTGTACCGCACCAAGAAGACCAGCCCCTGGGTGATCAGCCGCTACATGAAGGTGGCTGGCGAGATCTATGGCCGTGGCCCTGTGATCACCGCCCTGCCGGACATCAAGACCCTGAACAAGACGCTGGAGCTGCTGCTCAAGAACGCAGCCCTGGCCATCACCGGGGTCTACACGGCGGCTGATGACGGGGTTTTGAACCCTGCCACGGTCAAGATCATGCCCGGTGCCATCATCCCAGTGGCCCGCAATGGCGGCCCCCAGGGCGAGGCTTTAAAGCCCCTGCCCCGCTCGGGTGACTTTGATGTCAGCCAGATCGTGATCAACGATATGCGGGCCAACATCAAGCGCACGCTGCTGGATGAATCCCTGCCACCGGACAACATGAGCGCCCGCTCTGCCACCGAGGTTGTCGAGCGCATGAAGGAGCTAGCCCAGAACCTGGGTTCTGCCTTTGGCCGCCTGATCAATGAGACCATGATCCCCATCGTCTCCAAGATGCTGGAGGTCATGGACGAGGCTGGCCTGATTGACCTGCCCCTGCGGGTCAACGGCCTGGAAGTGAAGGTCTCCCCCGTGTCTCCCCTGGCCATGGCCCAGAACATGGATGAGATCAACAACATCCTGCAGTTCATGCAGATTGCCCAGGGCTTGGGGCCGGAGGGTCAGATGGCCATCAAGCCTGGAGAGGCCCTGGAGTACATCGCGGACAAGCTGGGGGTTCCCTCTGCGCTGCGTACCAGCCAAGCCGAGCGCAAGCAGATGACCGAGCAGATGGCCCAGATGGCCGCTATGGCCCAGCAGCAGGCCGCCCCGGCTGAAGCTGCTCCGATGGAGATGCAATGAGTGGATGGGACGATTTAGAAGAAGCAACCCCGCAGGAGAAAGAGGCGGGGGCCGTAGATATTGACCTGCTGGTATCGCGTACGTTCGCCAGCGACGAAGGTCAGAAAGTGTTGGCGTGGATGCGAGAGTTCTATCTCGAGCGTCCATGCTGGCAACCCGGTGCGGATGCATCGCTGGGACAGTACCGAGAGGGACAAAACAGCGTGATCCGCGACATTGAACTACGCATTAAAAAGGCACGATCTAAATGAGCGAAGCGAATGACAACCCCGGCCTGCTGGCCTCTGCTGAAGTAGAGGAGCCGCAGACAACCGAGGGCCAAGAGCAAAGCGCCATCAGCCACGTTGAAACCCCTAACACGGAAGACGACACCCCGCTGGAACGCCCCGACTTTTGGCCTGAGAAGTTCTGGATCAAGGACAAGGCAGAGCCAGATCTGGAGGGTATCAGCAAGTCCTACATGGAGCTGGAAAAACAGTTCCGTGCGGGTAAGCACAAAGCCCCTGAAGGGGGCAACTACGACCTTGCCGCCCTCGGGGAAACCCCTGCGGACGATCCACTAGCCAAGACCTATGTCTCCTGGGCGCAGAAGTACGGCCTGAGCCAGCAAGCTTTTGATGAGCTAGCTAGCCAGTTTGTGCAGATGGGTGGCCTGCAGCAGCAGGAAGCCCAGCGCAGCATGGAAGCAGAGCTGGCAGAGCTAGGCCCCAACAGCAAGGCCATCATCTCCAACATGGCCACCTGGGGCAAAGGCCTTGTCCAAAAGGGCATCTTCAGCAAAGAGGACTTTAACGAGTTCGCCCGCTGGGGAGACACCGCCAAGGGCATCAAAGCCCTGATGAAGCTGCGCGAGACCTACGAGGGCCGCGTGCCAGTGGACACCATCAAAGGTCAGACCGAGGAATCCATGTCCAAGGAAGACCTGGAGGCCATGGTGGCAGATCCCAAGTACAAGACCGACGCTGGCTACCGCCAGAAGGTTGAGCGTCTTTACGAGAAGTTCTACAATTAATTGCCATGGATGAATTAGCCCCCTCTTGACAGGGGGCTTTTTTTTGGGCAAAGTCTGTTCCGTTGTCGTCGCACACAACAAAGTAAGGCCGTTTACTCATGCATTCTGGCCCTTAGGATTTCCCTAAGGGGTGCGACCCGAGTGCAGCAGTAAACGGCCTTTTTGTTTGTCCTACGCCAGCTCGCAGGCCATGCGGTACGTCGGTGGTGGCCTGTTAAACAACCCCGTGACACGAGCAAGCCAGAGCGGGGGCGGTGGGCTAAGCCTAGAGCCGGGTGGTAGGGACAAAGGATGGCGGTTATCTGTCATCAGTTCTGCAAGTCTGGGCAGTGCGACGCGATGACATGGCTCCGATGGGGACAGCATCCAAGCATGGCGAAACCTTGGCAGCACCACGGTATAGGCTGTGCTTTGCTCCAACATTCACCAATGGGGACTTATGAAACCTCTGCTTAGAAGTCTTAAGGTTCGGAGCGCAAAGCGCCAGTTCGTCAACAGCATTGAGAAGATGTCTGCCAACGAGATAGCCGCCCTCATTACTGACGACTTCATGGTCAGCGAGGAGTGGTTTGTGCTGAAGGCCCAGACCATTGCTAAGTACGGCTGCACCTGCATGAAGTGCAAGAAGCAGATCAAGAGGTGGACACACATCAACGTGGATCACATCAAGCCTCGCAAGTACTTTCCTCACCTGAAAAACGATCCAGACAACTTGCAGATCCTGTGCGGGATGTGTAATAAGAACAAAGGCAACACAACAGCCAGCTACCTGCCAGCCAAGAAATAGTTGACACATCCTGATTCTTGTGCGATAGAATTCCTCCATCGACAACCGCAAGGCCGATAGATGGTGGTAATCCACTGCTCGGTGCGAGGATAAGCACAAGTCAAGGCCCAGGGCGACCTGGACAACCAGCGACGATAAACCCTAAGTTCAACCCGTTTCAGGAAGACTCAAATGGCTATTAGCATCTCTAATGCCTTTGTAACCCTGTTCGATGCGGAAGTTAAACAGGCGTATCAAGCTGATGCTGTCCTGCGTAACACTGTCCGCCTTCGCACTGGCGTTACTGCGGCTACCCACAAGTTCCCCAAGATCGGCTCTGGTGTCGCTCAAGTCCGCATTCCGCAGACTGACGTTACCCCGCTGAACGTGACCTATTCGCAGGCCACGGTGACCCTGTCTGACTGGATTGCCGCTGAATACAGCGACATCTTCAATCAGGCCAAGGTCAACTTTGACGAGCGTTCTGAGCTGGTTCAGGTTGTCGGTAAGGCCATTGGCCGCCGCGCTGACCAGATCGTCATTGACGCGATTGCTGCTTCGTCCACCACCCTGACCGTTTCCAACGACATCGGTGGCACTGACTCCAACCTGAACGTGGCCAAGCTGCGTAAGGCCAAGGAGCTGCTGGACAAGGGCAACGTGCCGATGGGCGACCGTTACCTGCTGGTTCACGCCGCCAACCTGATGGCCCTGCTGTCTGAAACCGCTGTCACCAGCTCTGACTTCAACACGGTCAAGGCTCTGGTGCAGGGTGATCTGGACACGTTCCTGGGCTTCAAGTTCATCACCATCGGTGACCGCTCTGAAGGCGGCCTGACTGGCGGTGGCTCTGGCTCTGACCGTAAGGTCTGGGCTTGGCACAAGACTGCTGTCGGCATGGCTGAAGGCATGGGCATCCGCTCTGAGATCAACTACATCCCCGAGAAGACCTCTTGGCTGGTGTCGTCGATGCTCTCCGCTGGTGCTGTGGCCATCGACGCTGGCGGCATCGTTGAAATCACCTGCCGCGAATAAGGAGTAAATCATGGCTTTTTCCGCTACTGGCTGGAACGTCATTGCTGCTAACAAGCGTGGCAATGCTCCTGGCATCTACTCCTACTCGACCACCGACGCTATCGCCGATGTGAACACCGAGGGTTACTTCAACACCCTGGCTGGCACTCTGCGTGTTGGTGATCTGATCTACTGCGTGACCTCCACTGGCACCACTGCTGTGGCAACGCTGGTGTATGTTCTGTCGAACACGGGTACCGTGGTCGATGTGAGCAACGGCACCACCTTGGCCGCTACCGACAGCGACTGATAAAGAGGGGGTTCGCCCCCTCTTTCTCTATGCGCGAACGGTATAACGTCAAGCATTGGGGTACTGCCATCATTTGTGGCAGTGCCCCTTGCGTATTTGAAGACCTAGAAAAAGCCCTGGCTCTACGGCCCGAGGCTTACCTTGTCGGCGTGAATAACGCTGGTGCCATGATCCCGGAGATTCGGCACGTCTGGACGCAGCACAACAACCTTGCCGAACAGTACAAAGCTAAGGCGCAGGTCAAGGTGCATGGCCGGGCCAACATCATGGGCGACAAGACGGACTACATCTGGCCCAGCCTGAACTGGGTTTGCGGCTCCAGTGGCGTAGCAGGGGCCTTGTGGGCCAAGCACGGCATGGGGTTTGAAGAGGTGATCATGGCGGGTATTCCTCTGAGCATGGGCAATCTGGCCTACTCAGAAAAGTATCCTTCTGAATACACCAAGCCTGACGGCTTTGCCACGGACAATCAAGTGGAACACTGGCTCAGTCACCTGCGAACCTTCCATTTCCAGGGCAAGACTGCTGGCATCTTCTCCATGTCTGGGGCTACCGCTGGGATTTTGGGGGTGCCAGATGCTTGAGGTATTGCGCGAGGCCGAGATCAGCAAATACCAGCAGTGCTACCGCTCTGCCGATTACCGCATGGGCAGCCGCCGCAGGAACCATGTTGATCTGGCGCTGAGAACACTAGAGAGAGGCAGCCTGCTGGATGTGGGCTGTGGCCGTGGGGAGACCCTCCGCATGGCCGAGGAGCTGGGCTTTACCGATGTTCGTGGCCTGGAGGCTGTGGACTATCTATGTGATGGCCGCCGGGTGGTCAACGGGCTGGCCCATGCCATCCCGTTCCCGGACAAGTCTTTTGACACTGTGACTATGTTTGATGTGATTGAGCATCTGGTTCCGCAAGATACCGATGCCGTTTGCAGTGAGTTGGAGCGTGTAGCCCAAAAGCATATCTTGCTGACTGTCCACAATGGATCAAGCAAGCATAACAATGTAGAGCTTCACATCAATCGCAAAGATTCATACCAGCAGTGGTTTGAATATTTCACCCAGAAGTTTTCGGGAGCCGTAGAATGGATGCCGAGACATGGGTCAATCTCAGAGATGTTTAAGGTGACATATGGCAGCAGGTGACTCCGCTTTAACTGTATGCTCTGATGCCTTGCTCATGCTGGGGTCAAAGCCCATCAGCTCATTCAATGAGGGCACGGATGCAGCTAACGTCTGTGACCGTATCTACCCTAACCTGCGTGATTCGACCATGCAGGCCTATCCTTGGTCTTTCACCTTCAAGAAGGTGCAACTGGCCAAGACGATCAACACCCCGGTCAATCAATACAAGTACGAGTTCCAGCTTCCGTCTGATCGTCTAGGCACGATCCGCAGGGCCTACACATCGACTGCTGTCGGGGCTGGCACGTTCACTGACTGGATCATCCAGGGCGACAAGCTGCTGACCAACGAGGAGGTGGTGGTCATTGACTACCAGTACCGCCCCAATGAGAGCGAGCTGCCTACCTACTTCATCCAATTGCTGAAGTACATGATGGCGTGGCACTTGTCTGATGCCATCACGGATCAGGTCACTAAGACCCAATACTGGCAGGGCGTGGCAGTGGGTGCGCCTAGCGAGAACAACCGTGGCGGGTACTTCCGCACGGCCATGGTGATTGATGGCCAGGGCAACACGAACCCGGCTTTTGAGGACTTCTCGCTGGTGGCTGTGAGGTTCTAATGACCCGCATTGTCTCCATCCAGACCAACTTCAGCAGCGGGGAACTAGATCCCCTGCTGCGTGCCCGCATTGACCTGGAGCAGTACAACAACGGAGCAGAGCGGCTGGAGAACGTGCTTGTCCAGCCCCAGGGTGGTGTCACCCGCCGGGGCGGTCTAAAGCACCTGTTTGAGCTTCCTTCTGCGTCCAGCCCTGGCAGTGGCACCCGCTGCGTGTCCTTTGAGTTCAGTGTCACCGACAGCTATATGCTGGTGTTCACGAACCAACGGATGTATGTCTTTAAGGACAAGCAGCTAATTACGGCCATCAACGGCGGCGCGAATGACTACTTGTCGATCACTGCACTGACCAGCAGCATCTTGGCCACGATGGTCTGGACGCAGTCTGCTGATACGCTGATCATCACCCACAAGGACATTAACCCGATCAAGATCGTGCGTGGTGCCACGGATGCGTCTTGGACGGCCACGAACATCACGTTCACCAGCATCCCACAGTACCAGTACACCCCGTCTGTTTCCAACCCTGCGGCTACGCTGACCCCGTCTGCCGTGTCTGGCAGCATTACCCTGACGGCCAGCGCCAGCGTCTTCACGGCTGGCAGCGTCAATCAGTACGTCAATGCCAGCCCCCAGGGCCGTGCCCGTATCGTGTCTTACACCAGCGGCACCGTGGTCAGCGCGGTAGTCGAGATTCCGTTCTTCAGCACGACTGCTGTTGCTAGCGGGAGCTGGGAGCTGGAGGCTGGCTACGAGGATGTCTGGAGCAGCGGTAAGGGCTGGCCCCGTACCTGCACGTTCCATGAGGGTCGGCTGTACTTTGGCGGCAGCAAGTCCCGCCCGTCTACCGTTTGGGGTAGCAAGGTCGGGCTGTTCTTTGACTTCAATCCTGACCAAGCCTATGACGATGATGCTGTTGAGGCTACGTTGGACACCAACAGCTTGAACATCATCACGGACATCATCAGCGCCCGTGACCTGCAGATCTTTACAACGGGCGGTGAGTTCTATGTGCCGCAGGGCGACCTGCAGCCGATCACTCCGAACAACTTCTTTGCCAAGGCCATCAGCCGAAACGGCTCCCGCGAGGGTATCCGGGTCAAGCCGCTGCAGTCTGGGACGCTGTACATCCAGCGCCAGGGCAAGGCGCTCAATGAGTTCCTGTTCAGCGATACGACGGCCTCCTACGTCAGCACCAGCATCTCGCTGTTGTCCAGCCACCTTCTGCTGGAGCCTGCCGAGATGGCCTTGCGTAAGGCCGCCAGCACGGATGAGGCTGATGCCCTGTATATCCTGAACGGAACCGGGACGCTGACTGCCTACTCGCTGCTGCGCCAGCAGGGCGTGGTGGCTCCTAGCCGAATCACCACGGATGGTGAGTTCAAGGACGTAGGCGTGGACATTGAGGACATCTACGTTGTCGTCAAGCGCACGTTTAACTCGGTGAACCGCTACTTTGTGGAGGTGTTTGACTCCTCCTTCCGCACGGACTGCGGGTTCAGCGGAGGGGCTGCATCTGGAGCGAGTGGCCTGCCGCACATCGGCAAGAGCCTGAACGTGATCGCGGACGGCAGCGTGCTGTCTAACGAGACCGTCAGCGGGGGCGGGGCCGTCACATTTGACCGCTCCAGCACCACCAGCTACGAGGTGGGCCTGCCGTTTACCATCACGGTCAAGACGCTGCCAATTGAGCCTCGCATGGCGGTTGGCACGCGCATCGGCTTTAAGAAGCGCATCGTCGAGATCAATGCCATCCTGTACAAGACGCAGGACATTGTCATCAATGACAATGCCATCCCGATCCGCACGCTGGATACGGTCAACATTCTGGACAATGCGGTGCCGGAGTTCACTGGCACCAAGGTTCTGAACGGCATTCTTGGATACACCCAGGATGCTCAGATTACGGTCACGCAGGACGTACCGTTAAAGCTGACCCTGCTTGGCCTTGAGTACAAGCTGTCGGTTTACGGAGGCACATAATGGAATTCATTGCAGCCGCATCTACGGCCATAGCGCCTTATGCTCCGGCGATTGCCGCCGCTGGGACGGCGGTTAGCGTCATTTCCGCAGTCAATGCCGCCCAGGCGCAGAAGCAGCAGGCTGAACTGCAGTCGCAGCGTCTTGCCATCCAGGCCGAGCAGGCCAAGCTGCAGGGCCGCCAGAACGCGCTGAACTACAGCAACCAAGCAAACCAGATCTTTGAGCGACAGCTAAAGATTGCTGCTGCTGGCCGTGCCCGTGCGGCTGCTGCTGGTGTTGATCCGCTGACTGGCTCACCCATGACGGCCCAGCAGGCCGATGCGGTGCGTGCAGGCCGTGAGTTCCAGATCCTGCGCGAGAACGCTGACGCGGCCATCTATGGCGGTCTGTCGGCCTCGCAAGACCTGCAGGCGGCCTCTGCTATTGCTGGCACCTTCTCGACGGCTCCGGCAATGCTGTCGGCGGCTGCAACGGGCCTGATGGGCCTGTCCAAGTTTGGCGAGAGCGCCAAGCCGAGTAAGACATCCTAAGAGGGAAGACGCATGGCTACCTCCCTGCCCCGCTACGAAACGATGGGCGCTCAGTTTGCTGACCTGCCCCGCATCTCTACGGCCAGCCAAGAGGCTGGGGCGCAGCAGCAGCAAGTGCGTGTCCAGCAGTTCGACCAGATCGGTCGGGCGCTTGACCGCATGACGGCCTACTTCCAGGACGTTGCCGTAACCCAGGCCGAAAAAGAGGCCCGCAAGTACGCCATTGAGAATCCGCTGACCAAGGAGCATATCGACTTTGCTACCCAGAGCGGTGCTGGTCTACAGGTCAAGGGAGCTGGCGGTGCGTTTCAACGGGTGTACGAGGAGACCCAGGCACAGCTTCTGTCTTCAGAGCTACAGCTTGAAGGTCAGAAGACCATTGCTGACTATGCGGCCCGGATCAAGGCTGGCGAGAATCTAGACCCGGAAGAGGTGCGTCTGCAGCTCAAGGACTTGGTGGACGGCTATTCATCTACCCTGCTGGCGCTTGATCCCAAGGAATCCATCCGTCTGCGCTCTGCCCTGACGCTGGCCGGGAATCAGGTCTACAAAGAGGCAAATGATCGCCGGGTGAAGGTTGAGCTGGAGCAATACGATGCTCGGCTTAACCAGCGGATTACCGAGCTGCAGCCGATTGTCGAGACCATCCTAAAGCAGGCCGGGGCTATTGATCCGACCACTCAGAAAGAGATCAACGTAGATCAATTGATTGAGGCTACCAGAGCGCCTCTGTATGCGTCTATCCGCATCACTGGCACCAGCAAGCACGTTGACGCATTTAACAAGATGGTGAACGAGGCTAAGGTCGGTGCGCTGACTTCCATGGCCACCTCGCCTGAATTCGCCACTACCGCTGGCGCGGCCATGAGCAAGGTGCTCAAAGGCGACTTTGGTGCGATGACCAGGATTTATCAGAACTTGTCAGATACTGACAAGAAGCTGGTGCGTGAGCGAACGCTCAAACTGTACAGTGATGTTGAATCTGCCCGCAAGATTGATCAGGCAAACCTTGATCTGCTGAACAAAGAGAAGGGCAACACCTTGAGCATTGAGCTGCTCAATCCCAAGACCACGACCGCCCGCCGTCGGGAGATTGTTCAGACGCTCATCAGCATTAACCAGATGACATTTGAGCAGGGTGATGCCGCGCTCAAGCCTAAAGGTGCCGCTGACAACCCGCAGCTTGAGGTGTCGCTGTATCAGCAGATCCGCAATGGCCAGATCACGAACCTGGGCCAGCTTTCTGCTTTTGCAGGTTCCCTGAGTAATCGGCAGTATGAGCAACTTGGCCGCTCCATTGTGGACATCCAGTACCGCAATGCCGTTGACTTCATCAATCTGTCGGCTGGCATCACGGAGAACATGATCAATCCGGGACAGGACAGGATCAACCAGAAGAATGGCTATATGCAGAACTTCCAGCGGTTGATGTCCACCCAGGTCAAGAACGACCAGGGCGTAATGGTCTACCCGGAGCCGTCTGCTGCAGCGCGTCAGGCCGTCAAGGAGTATGGCGAGGACAAGAGCGTGCGCGAGAAAGAGGACGCACGCAAGGGCGCTCGGGAGGCCATCACCCGCCTGATGGAGGCCAAGAAGATCCCTATGCCTGGGGTGCCGATTGAGCAGATAGACCCGAGCAAGGTGCGCGGCCTGTCGGCTGGTGAGGTCGAGAACCTCAAGCGCCAGATCAACATCTACAAGAACAACCTCTAAGGATCACCATGCTGGAAAAAGAACTTAGAGCCAACTGGGATAGCGTCTTCTACCCTGAGCCTGAGCCGCAGGTGGAGACCTTTGGCGAGGAAGTGCAGCCCGTTGATGAGCCTGTGCTGCTGGCTGCTGGCCCGTCTGGCACTGTGTCGGATGCTGGGGCTGCCTTTGGCGTGTTCCCCCAGATGAAGCCTCGCAGGGCTGGTGCCAGCGAGGTCGGGGCTAACCTGCCACTGCTGGCGGCTGATGTGGCTGCCGGGGCTGGCAAGGGTCTTGTCAGCGGCAGTGTCGGTCTTGCCGGTGATGTGCTAGCTATTGGCCGTGGTCTGTACGAGATCGGTCGGCGCGGTGGTGACCAAAGCGCGCTTGACGCTTTCCTGCAAGGCATGGAAAAGGGCCTGATCCTGCCGACCTCTGACGATGTGGACAAGTGGCTAACCAAGAACATCGGCCCGGTAGTCCCTCCTGGCGGCCCGATCCAGAGCGCACGCGAGGGTGCTGCCGGGGTTGGCCGCTTTGCTGGCGAGGTGGTTGCCGATCCGTTCGTGGCCATCAAAGGGATCAAGGCTGCGGCCAAAGGCGCTAAGGCGCTGGCTCCAAAGGCTGGCGAAATGCTGGATGCCTATATGCAGCGCAGCGGGATGCAGGCCAACCTGATGGCCTACCATGGTACCCCGCATATGGTTGACAAATTTGATGCCGCCAAGATTGGCACAGGTGAGGGCGCACAGTCCTACGGATATGGACTGTATTTTGCCGAGAGCAAGGATGTTGCCAATCAGTACAGATTTAGTCTGTCTGATTTTGATATGAAGGTCGATGGCAAACCTTTTGATAACAACAATCCGGCACATCGAGCGGCGCTGGAAGTGAAGCAATTTGGTGGCGACTCAGCAAGAAAAGATCTTGTTGCTAGATACAAATCTCAGATTGCAGATCTGAGATCGCGTAATCAAAAATGGGCAAGTGAATTGGCTTTGTCAAAAGAAGCAGAACTTCCATTTATTGAAAGTGGCAAGCTGCCGAAATACACAGAAACTTCAAAAGGTAACCTGTACACCGTAGACATCCCGGATGAGATGGTCGCCAGGATGATTGACTGGGACAAACCCCTGGACAAGCAGCCGGAGGTCTATGAGCGGATCAAGCCCCTGCTAGACCCCATGGCGCGGGCCTATGGCACCGGGGCGCTGGCGACCAAAGCGGGTGAGCAGCTCCAGCGTCTGGGCCGCGAGATGGGCCAGGAGAAGCTATCCGAGCGCCTGCGTGAGCTTGGCATTCCTGGCATCCGTTACCTTGACCAAGGCAGCCGTGGCACTGGCGAGGGCACCCGAAATATTGTGGTGTTCCCTGGCGGTGAGAACCAGATCAAGATCATTAAACGTGAAGGGCAGGGTAAGTAAGATGCTGCCTGAAAAAGTTGCGTTTAGGACGCTTGCCGCTACAATGCCGCAACCCCCTCTGGAGCCTCAGTAATGGCAGTCCGTCCCCTTGATCAGCGGCTGGATCAGCTCAATCAGGACGCTGCCGACCTGGAGCAACGGGTCGAGCTGGGCACCGCCCCGCAGAACGACCAGCTAGAAGCCGCCACAGTCCCCGAGATCCCGCCTGAAGTCCAGATGGCTGACGGCGTGCAGATCGCTGGTGGCCGCATGGAGGTCATTGGCGAGGTGCTGCGCCGCATCAAAGGCCAGGACATCCGGCCTGCTCCCGCGCCGCTTACACCCGAGGCCGCCAAAGCCCAAGAGATCACCGAATTGCAAAAGGCTGCCGCCCAGACTGGTGTTGCGTCACCGGAAGCTGCGCGGGTGGCTGGCCAAGTAGAGCAGGCCAAGGCTGTTGCTCCTACGCCACAGCAGGTGGTTGCCGAGAAGCCCGGCATGGCTGCCCGTACTGGCGAGAAACCCCCGGAAACGGCATTCAATATGCCGTTGATGGACACCGACGAATCGGTCAAGCAGACCATGATGGCGCTGGCCGAACGTGTCCAGACTCCCCGTGGTACGTTTAAAGGCTGGGAAGAGGCCGCCGAGGCTGCTGGTTTTGGTGCTAAGTTCATTCAGGATGTCACTTCTGGAAAGTTAAAAGTCTCGCCTGAGAATGTGATCCTGGCGGGCAAGGCCCAGGTCGGGATCATGCAGCACCTGGACGGCCTGCTGGCCAAAGTGGCTGATGGCTCGGCTACGCCCACGGAACTGGCCGAGGCAACCCAGGCGGTTGCTTTTAGCAACTACCTGCAGCAGAGCATTAAGAACTACCAGACCAACATTGCCCAGTCGCTGGCCGTGATGCGTATGCCTCGCGGCACGACCAAGGAGGTCATGCAGATCCTGGAGCAGTTTGGCAACCAGACTGATCTGACCAAGTTCGCTCAGGCCTACCTGGATGTGAAAACTCCGCAGGGCAAGGCTGACCTGATTCGCAGCATGGCTCAGGGCAACGTCTGGGAGAAGATGTTCGGCGTATATGTTAACGGTATGTTGGCAGGCGCTGGCTCGCACGTTAAGAACGCTTTATCTAATACAGTTTTCTTTCTCCCTCGCGCAGCAGAGCGTGTTGGTGCGGCGACTTTAGGTGGTGTGCGTAGAGCTGTCGGCATTGGCTCTGACGATGTGTATGAATTCGCAGAGCTGCCTGCTATGCTGGTTGCGACACCGACTGCCATCCGTAATGGCTGGCAGCTCATGTCACACGCTTTTGTGAACGGTGTTCCTAAAGGCTGGACTGATCCTGGGAAAATTGCTCGCCAGCAAGCCCGGATGGATCTGTTTAACTACCGAGCAGATTCTCCATATGCGCTGGGCATCAAGGCACTAAACACAGTATTTACTCTTCCTGGCCGCGCCTTGATGACGGCAGACGAGTTTTTTAAAGGACTGAACTACACCTTTGAGTTGACGGCAGAAGCCACAAGAACAGGAATTGTGGCGTATGACGATGCCCTAAAGGCTGGGAAAACGGCGGCAGAAGCTGCGGTAGAACGTGCCAATGCTGTTGACCAGTTCATGCTCCAGCCTCCTGAACACATTCAGCAGCTTGCTGAGATTGGGACATTTACCCAGAAGCTAGAGGGGGCGATTGGCAAACTTCAGGCAGATGCGACTCCTAATACGCCAATGAAACTGGCGCTAAGGATGATCGTCCCGTTCATCTCTACCCCGGTGAACGTGATGAGCCAAGCTGTTCAACGCACGCCATTTGCTCCATTTACTTCAGGCTTCCGTCAGGCTGTCTCACAGGGTGGCAAAGAAGCGGATATGGCTTTCACCAAGGTCGGCCTTGGCGCTGCGGCCATGTATAGCTTTGCGGAAATGTCCAGTAGCAATATTTTTACTGGTTCTGGCCCTGGCGAGAAAGGTACCCGTGAGGCCATGATCCGTCAGGGCTGGCAGCCGTACAGCATCGTGCTGGATTTTGACGGCTCGGATGAAGAAGTGCGACAGGCACTGTCCAAGTTCCCGACCAATGTGCGCTTTGGCTCTGGCGACTACGCTGGCAAGGTGTTCATCAGCTATCAAGGTCTTGAGCCTGTCGGCGCTTTGATCGCCATGGCCGCCGATTACACGGATTACGCCAGATACGAGCAGGACGATAGCCGTCTCAATGCTTACATTGGGGGGGCCATCTTCGGCCTGGGCAACTACATTCTGGAAAGCCCGTTCCTGCAGGGCATCGCTACCATGAACTCGCTGCTGGGCGGGCAGTCTCCTAACAGCCGTCAGCAACTGATCAAGACCATTAACGGTCTGGCTGAGTTTGCAACTACCTCTGGCATTAAGGCGGTTCAGCCATTGAGCAGGGCTTTCACTTCGGTGAAAGAGCAGGTCGATCCCCTGCGCCGCGACTACCAGATGAACCCCAATGCGCCCGCTGGTCTCAAGGGTGTCATGGACGCGCTCAACAAGTGGAAGGCCAACACGCCTGGGCTGTCAGAGGGCCTGCCTCCGCTGCTCAACATCTGGAGCGAACCGATTGAGCATGAGTACACATGGTCACCGCTGCGGATGAAAGAGGGCAAGATGCGGGAGGTTGACCAGGGGCTGATCCAGCTCAATGCCAACATCTCCATGCCTGCCCGAAAGGTGAGTATGCCTGTGCAGGTTGGCAAGGAAGCCATCACGACTGACACGCAACTGACGGCTGAAGAGTACAACGAGATGCTGCGGATCGCCAACGGCCCCAAGCTGCAACTGGAGAATCAGGTGCTGGCTGCGCTTAAGGTAATTGAGCAGGGCAAGGGCGGCACATCCGTGTACACCAACCAGAACGTGGTGAGCAAGGTCTTCGGTGATGTGTTTGAGGTTGCCCGCAAGATGCTGCTGGAAGACCCGACCTACGGCCCAGCCATCAAAGAGCGAATCACAGAAAAAGCGAACAGACTTGCCGAGTTTGGCAAAGGAGCTAGATAAATGGCCTATCCCATTTCCGACGTTTCTCGGCGTGTTGTTTACTCCGGCTCTGCAGGTGTCGGCCCGTACAGCTTCACCTTTGAGATCCTGACTCAGACTGACATTGCGGTCTACAAGAACAGCACCCTGCTGACGCTGACCACGGACTACACGGTCACGATCAACACCAACGGCACGGGCAGCATCACCCTGGTGTCTGCGGCCACTGGCGCTGACAACATCACCATTGTGGGTGATCGCGGCATCCAGCGCACCACGGACTTCGTGACTGGCGGTGACCTGTTTGCCAACACGCTGAACCAGGAACTGGACGCGCTGACAATCTACTCTCAGCAGATTGATGAGAAAGCCGAGCGCGGACTCAAAGCTCCGGTTACTGACCCGACCGACATTGCCATGACGCTGCCCGCCAAAGCCAGCCGTGCTGGCAAGACGCTGGCCTTTGATGCCAACGGAAACCCGGTGGTGGGCGAGGACATCGGTAACTGGCGCGGCAACTGGGCGGCTGGCACGTCCTACACCGTGCGCGACTTGGTCAAGGACGGCAGCAACTACAACGTATATCGCTGCAACACCGCACACACCTCTAGCGGCACCACCCCTATCTCCAGCAACGCTGACAGCGCCAAGTGGGATCTGGTGGTGGATGCTGCTTCTGCGGCAACCAGCGCAGCCCTGGCTGAAGATTGGGCCGTAAAGACTAACGGTATTGTGGACAGCACCGACTACTCTGCCAAGGCATGGTCTGTCGGCGGCACGGGTGTTACCGATACCTCTTCTCGCGGTGCAGCAAAAGAGTGGGCCACCAAGACCAGCGGCACGGTTGACGGCACTGAATACTCTGCCAAGAAGTACGCCAACGACTCGGCCACCTCGGCCACTCTGGCCAATGACTGGGCAACCAAGACTAGCAGCCCAGTGGCTGGCGGGGAATACTCTGCCAAGTACCATGCCCAGGCTGCGGCCACCAGCGCCAGCAACGCCTCGACTAGCGCCACCGCTGCACAGTCGGCGCAGAGCGCAGCAGAGACCGCACGGGATCAGACCCTGGCGGCTTATGACAGCTTCGATGACCGCTACCTCGGCACCAAGACCAGCGACCCGACCGTAGACAACGACGGTAACCCGCTGGTTGCTGGTGCGCTGTACTTCAACAGCGTGTCTGGCATTATGAAGCTGTACACGGGCAGCGCCTGGGTGGCGGCCTATGTGTCTGGCGCGGCTTCTAGCATCAGCTTCACCCCGGCTGGCAACATTGCGGCCACCAATGTCCAGGCCGCCATTGAGGAGCTGGACAGCGAGAAGATTGCGACCACTGCCATCGGCAGCACCGTCCAAGCCTACGATGCAGATACCGCCAAAACCGATGTTGCTCAGTCCTTCACCGCAGCACAGCGCGGAACCATCTCGGCTCTGACGGACGGTGCGACCATCACGCCCAACTTCGCGCTGGCCAACAACTTCAGCGTGACCCTGGGCGGCAACCGCACCCTGGCGAACCCCACGAACCTGACGGCAGGCCAACACGGCGTGATTGTCATCACCCAGGACGGCACCGGGTCTCGCACGCTGGCGTATGGCAGCTACTTCAAGTTTCCTGCTGGAGCGGCTCCGACGCTGACCACCACGGCCAACGCTGTGGATGTGCTTGCCTACTATTGTGAAAGTTCCACCCGCATTACCGCTCGCCTGATTGGAGACACTAAGTGAGCGCCATGATCGGCAACCCTCTCCTGCTGGCCGACGACGGCTACCAGATCAGCCGCTCGGTGCGGCTGCGGTCGAGTGCGTCGGGCTATTTCAACCGCACGCCGGGGAGCGCGGGCAACCGCAAGACATGGACATGGAGCGGGTGGGTAAAGCGGGGTGGACTAGGTGCGCGTCAAACTCTGTTTTCAGTTTTTGATTATTTGGCATCTCCACCAACGAACAACCAAACCGTAATTGAGTTTACCGCTTCAGACACTCTAGGCTTTTTTCAGTTCTCAACGTCAACCTACAACGGGCAAAAAACCACCACACAGGTTTTTCGTGACCCGTCAGCTTGGTATCACATCGTAGCAATATGGGACACCACCCAGGCGACCGCATCCAACAGGATGCGCCTGTTTGTTAATGGTGTACAAATCACCGCCTTTGGCACTTCTTCAGACCCATCTCTGAACGCGGACGGTGAAATTAACCGCGCGGTATTGCACAACATTGGCACCTTTTATGATCCAGACTTTGGGGCGCCGTCTATCAACCTCGATGGCTACCTCACCGAGGTCAACTTCGTAGACGGCCAAGCCCTGACGCCCAGCGCATTCGGTGAAACCGACGCCATCACTGGCGTGTGGAAGCCAAAAAAGTACACCGGCACCTACGGCACGAACGGCTTCTACCTGAACTTCAGCGACCCGTCTGCTGCGTCAGCATCAGCCATCGGCAAGGACTACTCGGGCAACGGCAACAACTGGACGCCGAACAACATCTCGGTGACCAGCGGCAGCACCTACGACTCCATGCTGGACGTGCCTACGCTGTGGGCCGATGGCGGGAATGGGCGGGGGAATTATGCGGTGCTGAACCCGCTTACTGCAAGGGCAAGCTACGCATCCACGACGGACGGAAATTTGCGGGCGAACTTTGTCTCTGGAGCTAATGCTTCGTTTGTTCTGTGTAACACCTTCCAGTCATCGGGCAAGTGGTACTGCGAAGCGCAGATTGTTTCGACTGGTGCTGACTCTACGCGCCCATGCGTTGGGGTCGTTAAGTCATCTTTCGATTGGAACTCAATCGCCATCAACCTCGGCGACACGAGCGATAGCTATGCGTACCAGAAGAACGGCAATAAGCGAACCGCCGGATCTTCGTCTTCTTATGGATCTAGTTACACCGCTGGCGACATTATCGGCATTGCTCTGGACATGGATGCTGGCACAGTTGTCTTCTACAAAAACGGAACTAGCCAAGGCACTGCTTTTAGCGGATTGTCTGGTGATCTAACGTTTGCCGCTAGCGGCTACGCTGATGGGACTACGCGCGCCATCGACTTCAACTTCGGCCAGCGCCCCTTCGCCTACACCCCGCCGTCCGGCTTCAAGGCGCTGCACACGGGCAACCTGCCGGAGCCGGTGATTAAGAAGCCGAACCAGTGGTTCGATGTTGACGTATATACGGGCAACGGGGCTACCAGAAATCGCACAGGCTTTGCGTTTCAGCCCGACTTCATCTGGAACAAAATTCGTTCGCAGGCATACGACCACAACCTAGTCGACTCTGTTCGCGGCCCGACTCTGCGTCTGCAATCGAACAGCACTGGAGCCGAAAGTACGCTGGCTAACGGCATTACATCTTTCAATAGCGATGGCTATTCGCTTGGAAGCTATGTGTCCACCAACGGCAGTGGCGAAAGCATCGTCAACTGGCTATGGAAAGAAGGCGCGACCCCCGGCTTTGACATCGTGACGTATACGGGCACGGGTGTGGCGGGTCGCACGGTGGCGCATTCGCTTGGTGTTGCGCCCGCTATGTATATTTTGAAAAACAGGGGCACGACCAGCAACTGGCCTGTTTACCATAAGAACGCGAACGCAAACCCTCAAAACGGTGGCTTGTACCTTAACGCTACAGACGCATTTATCACGGCGTCTGGGTTTTGGAATAACACGGCCCCTACGTCGTCCGTGTTTAGCACTGGCGCTGGCGCAGACACTAACGCAAACGGAAACACCTACGTCGCCTACCTCTTCGCCGAGGTCGCAGGCTTCAGCAAGTTCGGCAGCTACACCGGCAACGGCAGCGCGGACGGGCCGTTTGTGTTCTGCGGGTTTAGGCCGAGGTGGGTGATGATCAAGGTGGCAACAGGAACGACTGGTGAATGGATTATTTTTGACACATCAAGAGATACTTCAAATGTAACTAGTTTGAGACTATTTCCAAGTACAAGCAATGCAGAAAGCTCGTCCGCCACATTGGATATTTTGGCTAGTGGGTTCAAATTAAGAACAAGTGGACAGTGGGAAAATCAGTCGAGCTGCACCTACATCTTCGCGGCCTTTGCCGAGACCGCACAGAAATTTAGTTTGGCCCGCTGACCTATGCCTAAAGCACTCGACCTCATTGGACAAAGGTTTGGCAAGCTGACTGTGCTGGATCGCCACAGCAAGACTCCGGCGGGCCAATACACCTATCGCTGCATCTGCGACTGCGGCAATGAAAGCATCGCCAGAACCGGGTGCCTTCGCAACGGCCACACGAAATCATGCGGGTGCATGGCGCGGTATACCGGCAAGAACAGCGGCAGGTTTAAGCATGGACTGTCTGACAAGAGCCACCCGGAAAACAAGCGATACCAGCGCGAGTGTTACGACCGATTCAAGTACGGCCTGGAACCTGAGCAGAAGGCGGCGATGCTGGCAAATCAGAACGGCTGTTGCGCCATCTGTGGTTATCAGTTCGGCCAGGAGGTTGGTGATATGCACGTTGATCACAATCACCTGACTGGCAATGTGCGCGGCCTGTTGTGCGATCTGTGCAATCGCGGCCTTGGCTACTTCAAAGATAATCCCAATAGGCTGACCGCCGCATCGTTCTATTTAGCGAGGTAACCCATGTTCATGCTCGACAACAAACCCCTCGGCCTGGATGTGCCCTTCACGCACGCCGACATCCAGTACCCGGCCAACTGGCTGCGCCTTGCCAGCCCCGAAGAGCGCGCTGCCATTGGCATCACCGAGGTGGCCGACCCCGAGCGGTATGACGATCGCTTCTACTGGGCACCCGGCGTGCCTAAGCTGCTAGAAGACCGTGAGGAATCTGACGCAGACGGCAATCCTCTCTACGTCAAGGTGCTGGGCGAAGTTGACGGCAAGCCTGCAATGGTTGACAGCACCGAGCGTCTGGTCACCAAGGGGCTGAAGTCCCAATTCGTCGCCCAGGTCAAAGCCACCGCTGCCAGCCTGCTCGCTCCTAGCGACTGGAAGGTGACCCGTGCTGCCGAGGGCGTGAAGGCTGTGGACGCTGACACGCTAGCCGCACGCGCTGCAATTCGCGCTGCGTCTGATGCGAATGAGACCGCCATCAAGGCTTGCACTACTGTCGAGCAACTTGCTGCGCTGCAACTTAACTGGCCTAAATAAAGGAGTAGACCGTGGAGCCGACTGAGATCGACCCCATAAAGTACGGGGCTATGTGGCAGCGCGTGCAGGATTACGAGCGCCGCTTTGAGGTTATCGACAAGAAGCTGGACAAGATGGAGCGCCAGCTTGAGGACCTTGTCGCCCTTGCCAACAAGGGGCGCGGTGGCTTCTGGATGGGCATGACTATCGCCAGCATGGTCGGTGCTGTTGTGACCTGGGCGGCAGGCCATTTTAAGGGTAGCTGACATGATCGACCCGATCACCGCGTTCGCTACGGCCCAGGCAGCGGTGGCCGGGATTCAGAAGGCTATCAAGCTGGGCAAAGACATCAACGGCTTGGTTGGAGAGTTCGGAAAATTTTTTGACGCTAAAGACGTTGTCCAGAAAGCCGCCAACGACAGCGCCAAGAAGGGCCAGTCCGACACGGGGAAAGCCATGGAGATCGTCATGCAGGCCAACGCCTTGCGCGAGGCCGAGGAGCAGCTCAAGCACCAACTGGTGTATGGCGGCTACCCAGAACTCTGGGAGCAGATGCTCATTGAGCGCATGAAAATCCGGCAGGCCCGCGAGAAGGCAGAGCGTGATGCCAAGATCGCTAGGCGCAACCTTGTCAAGCAGCGCATCTTCTACGCGCAGATCATCGGTGGCACCATTGTCGTGATCATCTTTGGTGTGCTGATTGTCCTCATTATCAGACAGGCTACATCGTGAAGTATCTCCTGCTTGCCACTGCCTTCCTACTGGCCGGGTGCGAGGAGCGGTTCCGCTATGAATGCCAGAACCCCAAGCACTGGGAGCGTGCTGACTGTGTGCGCCCGATGTGTGCCATCAATGGTGTCTGTCCTGACCAGCTCAACAAGCCCACCGACATGAAGATGGAGAATGAGAAATGAGATATAGCCCTGAGCAACTGGACTCCATCCTGCGGTTCATCATCGGGATTGTGTTTGCCCTGACCGTGATGGGCATGGTCTTCTTTTCGCTCTACTCGCTGGTGTTCGTGACCCAGCCCATGAGTGGCATTGCCCCTGCCGATAAGCAGTTCTTCTTTCTGCTGTCGGACATGAGCAAGTACATCCTGGGATCGCTGGCCACTCTGCTGGCCATCAAGGGCAAGGACATCTTGAATAGCAAGGCCCCGCCTGAGGAGCCTGCCGAGCCTGAGCCTGAGCCGAAACCTGAAGAGAAGAAGGAGTAATCATGCTACCTCTAGGCGCACTGTTGGAAGTTGGCGGCAAGCTAGTAGACAAGCTCATCCCTGACCCGGAAGCCAAGGCCAAGGCCCAGGCAGAGCTTGCCAAGCTGGCGCAGGAAGGTGAACTGGCCAAGTTGGCCAACGACACCAAGCTGTTTGAGACCGAGCAGAACAACCTGACCGACCGTCTCAAGGCTGACATGGGCAGCGACTCCTGGCTGTCCAAGAACATCCGGCCCATGACGCTGATCTTCATCCTGGCTGGCTACTTCACATTTGCCATGATGAGCGCCTTTGGCAAGGACACCAATGAAAGCTATGTCCAACTGCTCGGGCAGTGGGGTATGCTCATTATGTCGTTCTACTTTGGTGGCCGCACCCTGGAAAAGATCATGGATATGAAGGCTAAGAAATGACCATCCTTGCTCTGACAGAAGCCCTGACCAAGCTGAAGATCGACCCGGTCTGGGCCGAGCCTCTGGCCGAGGTGTTCCACCGCTATGAGATCAACACCCCTGAGCGGCAGGCTGCCTTCATTGGCCAGTGCGCCCACGAATCTGGCAACTTCAAGACTCTGGAAGAGAACCTGAACTACAGCGCAGAAAGCCTGATGAAGGTGTGGCCCAGCCGCTTCCCTACGCTGGAGGCTGCCAAGCCCTACCACCGCAACCCTGAGAAGATTGCCAACAAGGTCTATGGTGGCCGCATGGGCAACGGCCCGGAGGAGACTGGCGACGGCTGGCTGTACCACGGGCGTGGCCTGATCCAGCTCACGGGCAAGGACAACTATATGCTGGCCTCCGATGCCCTGGGCCAGGACTTCATCCATTCCCCTGACTATGTGCTGGTTCCCAAGTACGCAGCCCTGACGGCTGGCTGGTACTGGAACAAGCGCAGCCTGAACAAAGAGGCCGATGCCAAAGACTACACCGCCATGACTAAGAAGATCAATGGCGGTGTGATCGGCCTGGATGACCGCATTAAGCACATCACGCACGCGCTTGAGGTGCTTGCATGATCATGGAACCAGCGGCCCGTATCTCCCGGTAACCCCGCCCATGATTGGCCCCGGCTTCGTGCCGGGGCTTTTTTCACTGTGCTGCGCCAAGCGCACGGATTCGCTTTTGGTATGACGCTGTGTGCTTGAGCCTAGCTACGGTGTCAATTTTTTCCAGTGTCTCCTTGTTCAGATCCTTCAGCTCCCGCAGCTTGGTCATGCGCTCACGGGCTGGCAGTTTGGAGGTGTTGGCCATCTTCTCGGCAAGCGCCTCATACGCCTCGGCCCACTGCTCTAGGGTCTGGTGCGTGCTGAACGGCTGATCCTTGCCGGGCACCATGATGGCAAAGCCTCCAGCCTGGGGATCGGCCTCCACTACCTCGGCCACCTCGGCCACCTCGGCCACCTCCTCGACAAGCTCGACAGGCTCAGGCTCCTGCACCTGCACCACCTCCAACACCTCGGGCGCTGCGGGCGGGGCCAAGGCATCCAGCGGGTTGCGTGCTGCCTTGGGCTTGGCTTCATCCGGGAAGTCCTGCGCCTCCTCGGCGGTGATCAAGCCCTTGAGTACATCCGGGAAGGCATCCCGCAAGGCAAAGCCACGGGCACGCATGGCCAGCATCCGCTTGGGGTAGGCCTGCCACGGCCCCTGCTTGCCCCACAGGCCTGCCCGCTTGGCATCCTCGACGGAGAATTTGGCGGTCACTGGCTTGCGCCCCTTGCGGTGGGCAACGCAGACGGCCACGGGGTTGGGCGTGCCCTCGCCTTCCATGTACTCCTCGACCCCATCGCAGACGGGGCTGGCCTGCACCAGGGCCATGGCTGCATCCCCGTAGACGCTGGGCTTGCCGTTGATTACGGCAATGTTCTGCAGCGCCTGCATGGGGGCAAGGCCAATCTCATAACCCCATTGCACACAGACCATGATGTCCTGGGGCTTGCCTTGGTAGGCACGGGGAACCATGGAGCTGTCGGCCAGCATCTTGCTGAACTCCATGGCCTCGGTGATGGTGGCCGGGGCAAAGCCCTGGCGGTTGACGGCAAGCTGTGTCATTTGATCTCCTTGATCTTCAGCGTGGATTGACGGGTGCTGTATGCCTCCTTGGCGGGCACCAGCCGCTCGGCCTGGGCAGAGTAGTGGCGCATGGGCCACTGGATCAGCAGGTTGCCAGCCCTGCCAGACTGAGCTTGCTTAAGTAATTTTTTCAGCTCCAACTCGGCCTCTTCGATATCGTCCTTGGCTTCACGCATGGCGGCCTTGGCATCCAGGATGCGCTGCGCCCAGGTAGCCGCAGCCTCAGGCAGCTCGACCTCCTTGCTTTCGACAGGCGTGGGGTAAACCCTGTCCATGTCCTCGCTGGTCTCGGGTTCGTACCACTCAATGCCGCCCGTCTGGCGGTAGGTCTCCAGCCTGCTCTCAAAGTCATTGACCGCCGCAATGATCCTGGCCTGGGTATGGTCATGCCGAGCGAACAGAAAGACCCGCATCTCAATGCCCTGATACAGCACGCAGACGGCTCCCCATTTGTAGCCCGTCACCAGGAGCTGGCCCTGGAGCTGGATAGGGCCTCGCGCTAGGTCGGGCGTGTCTTCCGGGTAGGTCTTGGTTACCTTAGCCTCCAGCACGCCGGGGCCATCCAGCACGATGCTGTCCTGGCCGACAACGTAGATGCCCAGATCACTGTCGCTGACCACGGTTTGGCCGCTTCCCTGTGCAATGCCGTCCAAGCTGCACTGCAGGGGCCATGCTTGGCTGCGGTAGGGCTTGTCAATGTCCGTATCGAACTGCTCAATGCCCAGGCGCTTGCAGGCCTCGGTCAGCACCACTGGCTCCAGAGTGTTGCCCCAGGCCATGGCCTCATTGCCGATGTCCTCGCGGGGCTTGCCGTCAATGGCATTGATGCTGAACTGCAGCTCATCATTAGGGCGGCTGTACTTGCTATAGCCCAGCAGTCCCGGCAAGCGGGACGCGGACATCATGCGGTCATCAGTGAGTTTCCCGGCCATGGTTTTCCTTCAGTTTGTATTGGGCAATGTGCTTGCCCGTGGGGGTGGTGACGGTTTCGGTCTCAATCTCAATGCCTTGCTGGCGCAGGTCTGCAATGCGGGCTGCCAGCCGGAAGCAGTTCGCTTCCTGCAGGGCATCCATGGCGGTGACCGGGCCGCGCTTGAGCATCTCCATGATCATCTGGGACTGGCTCATTAGATGACCCCCAGCAAGATGGCCAGCAGCAGGCCAAACATGATGATGCCGCCCAGGCCCAGGATGACCTTGTCTGCAAGGCTGAACTCGGGGGCAGGTTCGTAGATGCCTCCTCGGTGGCCGGGGCCGAAAGCCTCTTCCATGGTGCGGGGGTAGCGTTTCGTGGTTTGCATGGTTTCTCCTTTGGTTAACGGGCAATCAGACGGGCAACTTGGGCGGGCTTCCAGTCCGTGTTTCCACGGGCAGTCTGGATGCCACGGGCAGACAGGGCGCTGGCAATGTCGCGCAGGGTGGCAGCGCCTGCTGCCTGGATGCTGACAATGATGGGCTGGACACGGGCGGCAAAAGCATCAGCACGGGCCTGGATGCGCTCTATGCCAGCCTCGCTGCCCTTGGTGGGGGCAGGGCTACCCAGGCGCACGCCACGGGCCTTGGCGGCCTGCAGAGCGGCCTTGGTGCGCTCGGAGATCTTGCGGGCTTCCCACTCTGCGAACACTGCAGACATCTGCAGGAAGGTGCGGTCTGCCTCGGGCATATCGGCACAGACAAACGGCACGCCAGACTCCAGCAGGCCGCTGATGAAGTGGACATTGCGGGCGAGGCGGTCTAGCTTGGCAATGACCAGGACGGCCTTGGCTTTCTTGGCTGCGGCCAGGGCCAGGGCGAGCTGCTCGCGGTCATTCTTGCGGCCAGATTCGACCTCGGTGAACTCAGCCACCAGCTCGGCAGCGCCGATGTGCTGGGTGACGGCGGTGCGCTGGGCTTCCAGGCCAAGGCCGCTTTGGCCCTGGCGGTCGGTAGACACGCGGTAGTAGGCGACAAAGCGGGTCATGTCAGGCCTCCGTTGCTTTGGCGATGGCGGCACGCAACAGATTCAGCTCTTCAATGCTGATCCAGACCTGCATCATCCCGCTGTCTGTGATCACCGGGGCCTGCCCGACGATGGTGTTGACGATGGCCACGGCGCTGTGCAGTAGCTCGGGGGCGGCAGCAGCCACCAAGCTCTTGGGTTGGTAAGTGGCGGTCATGTCAGGCCTCCATCAAGCGTATTTGTTGCGGAGCAGGTACTGCACCAGCTCATACTGGGCGGCCGCTTCACGATACTTGCCGCCAACAGGCCAGACATAGAACCGACCAGATGACAGTTCTCCGATCATCTTCTCGGCAATTGCTTCGCGCTTCTCGCGGCGAACTTCCGCACGAGCCTGGGCTGCATGGCGGCGGGCATCACGGGCTTCAAGTTGCTGGTCGGTGGTCATCGTCTCTCCTTGTGAGCTTTATCTGCTCGGTTGCGATGGGTGTACTGTAGCACAAGCGATATCGGTGTCAACAGGCAAGACCAAGAAAAACACTAGGACAAACCCTAATGCCCAGCCTACCCCTAGATGCGTGTAGACTCCTGCGCTATCGCCACGATACCGAGCAGGCCCATGCAACAGAAGAGAATCCCATTCCTGGTGAGGCTGCACCCTGACAGCAGGGAGCTGCTGACCAAGGCCACCGCAGACCAGCGCCGCAGCATCAGCGCCATCATTGACCAGTGCGTGCGAGACCAGCTCCAACCCCGCTACGGCGGCCTGGAGCCGCGTCTGCAGCGGTTCCTGATGGGGGTGAAGCAGTGACCATGCAGGAAGCCATCCGGGTGCTGGACATCGCACGCGAGGGCCAGCAGATCCCTGTGGAGCTGATCCAGCTCGCGCTGTCGGTCACTGACCAGCAGCCAGCGCCGGAGAAGGCAGAGCGTTATGAGCAGTTCCTGGCCGCGCTGCGGCAGGCGGGCCTGCTGTGATGGAGCTGCAGTTCACTGTGCCTGGAGAGCCTCGCGGCAAGGGCCGTCCACGGTTCACTCGCAGGGGCTTTGCCTACACAGACACGGCCACCAGGGACTACGAAACCCTGATCGCCTGCCGTGCGTCTGAGGCCATGCCGTGCGCCCCGGTGGAGACCCCGGTCAGCGTGCGGGTGGACATCTACAAGGGCGTGCCCAAGAGTTGGTCTATGGCCAAGCGTGCCAGGGCGCTGGACGGCCAGGAGATCCCTGGCAAGCCAGACCTGGACAACGTGGCTAAGGGCGTGTTGGACGCGCTCAATGGGGTGGCCTACGTGGATGACACCCAGGTGATCAGGCTGCTGGTGCAGAAGCAGTACAGCCTGGAGCCGAGGCTGGTGGTGACCGTGAAGGAGATGCTGGAATGAACCAGGATGATGAACCCACCTTCTGGGAGAAGCTGGCTGCCTTTGTGCTGGCAGTGGCTGCTGTGTGTCTGTCTGTGATCTTTGCCCGGCATCTGATTGTTGGCCTCATGGGGATCTGTAAATGAGCTTCCTGATCGGGCTGATCCTGGGGCTGGCACTGGCCTTGCCTCTGCTGCTGATGGCCGTCGCATTGGCTGCAATGATCTGGGGTGATGATGAGAAAAAGAAGTAGCTACCGGCCCAAGGGCGTGATCATGGACACCATGCGCCATGTGCTCGGAGGCTTCACGCCTGTGCGAGAGCACGGCAAGGCCACTACGCTCAAGATCAAGAACCACCAAGCCCTGACCAGCATGGTCGCAGGAACGGGCTGCCGGGATGACATTGACATCCTGATCGCAGCCATGAACGTGGCTGAGGCGCTGGCCATTACTGCAGAGCTGGGTGACGGCTACCGAGCTGAGATCACAGCTGCCCAGGACGCACTGCTGGCCATGAGCAGACGGGGCTTGGAGCGAGACCGCTTCCTGTTTACGGGGCTGGAGCTGACGGCAATGAATCTGGGCATGGAGGTGCACGACGCGCAGCTAGATGCCTGCACCGTGGGCCAGCTAGAGAAGGCGCTGGACTTCGTGGCCAGGGAGCTGCGTGCCAAGCGAGCGAGGGCCATTGCGTGACCGGCTTCGCATCACCCTACTACGGCAAGCTGCAGACAGCCTCGCTGCCCAGCGAGGTCAAGCGCATCTGGTACAGCCGAGATGAGGAGCTGCCAGAGCTGCCCTCATGGCGCTGGTCATTCGAGATGCAGGATGACCTTGAGCAGGTAGAGCAGCGTGAGCTGGTCATCAAGCTGTTGGAGACCATCTGCTTCACCGACCGGGAAGACCTTGTAGTGCGTCTGATCGTGATGGATGGATGCACCTTGGAAGAGGTCGCACAGGAGCTTGGCTGCACCAAGGAGCGGGTGCGCCAGATCTACATGAAGGCCATGAGGAAAGCCAGAACCCGGCAGAAGTCAGTCACTGGGGCCGAGCTGTGGCACATGGACTGCGAGGTGACCACTTGGCAGCACTACAGCTGGCAGCAGCGGCAGGCCAGACGAGAGGCAAAAGCATGAGCAAACTTAAGACAGCGACGATTCCAGACCACCACAAGGTGCAGGCTAAGATCATCCTGAACGAAGCCATTGACGAACAGCCAGACACGGTGATCGTGCTTTGCTTCTGGAAGGACAAAGGCCAGTTCAAGATCAAGTCCTCGACAGCATCCGACCGGCTCATGGTTATCGGCGCCCTTGAGGAGGCAAAGGCCAAGTTCATTTTGGACGGTTACGCATGAGCCTGTCACCGCATCAGGTCTTCATGCTCAAGCACTTCGCCATGGGCTGGAAGTTCAAGCTGGTCAACGACAAGCCTGGGAGCTGGGTGACGTACTGGTCACTGCGCCGCCGTGGGCTGGTGGATGCTGGCAGCGTGGTGACCCAGCTCGGGCGCAAGGTGTTGGCCAAGGAGCTGCAGCTACAAGCCAAGAGGGAGGCCAAGAAGTGAAGCGCCCATGGAAGCCTTGGTATCCCAAGCACAAGGGCGTGCTGCCCGAGCGCAGGGTGCTGGAGATGGCTGCTGCCAGGGAGCTGCTCACCACCTGGGAGGCGAACCAGGACAAGGAAGCCATCGACAAGATGCTGGCCAGGATGGACAAGGTCTACGGGCAGGGCGCAGAGGAGCGCATACGGCAGTACATGAGAGAGATCCGCAGGAATGAGCGCGTTGCCTGAGACGGTCATCAAGCTGCCCAAGCGCAAGCCCAAGGTCAGCCAGCGTGAGCCTGAACCGGATGCGAGGAAGCTGGCTGTGGTGCCACTGAAGGCCATCACAGACCAGAGCCTGACGGACGGAGCCATGCGAGTGCTGGCGCTGGTGTGCAGCTACTGCAACAGAGCAGGGGTTACATGGGTAAGCCATGCAAGGCTGGCCAAGGATATGGGAGTAAGCAGGCAAGCCATTAGCAACCAGTTCAAGCAGCTCAGAGATCAGGGATACATTGAGATTGTCAAAAAGGGTTGGCGAGGCGAGCGCTCAAACACCGTGAGGGTAATCTATGACAAGACTGTTGACGTAGACACAGCCATAGCCATCACATCAACAAAGGAAGACACAAGGCCACCATCTATGAAAGACGATGAAATAGACCCATTAGGTCAGCAACGTATTGCCAAGCTAATCGCACAGGCATTTAACCAAGGTAATCAGAGAAAGGAAGCAGCGATGTCAAAGCCAGGAGAGAGCCGCACGGTCAGAGCCATCAAGGAGGCCAACAAGAGAGGCCAAGCCAAGCGCACCAATGGTCAGCCTACAGTAGCGAATGAGCCTGTGGATAACATTGCAGAAGTGAGCGCTCATAGGCAACCCATTGGTCAGCCTACAGTTGCGCCGAACACAGAGAACACAGGTATTAGGTTAACCTTAGAGGATGTTAAAAGATTAAAAGATGAAGGTTTAACTTTGGTTGAGATTGAGGATTGTTTTAAAGACCTGATGGATGCGTACGCAGCCGAGGGCATGACGCCCAGGCCCGAACACCTGCGGACTGGCGTGCTTGAGCTGCATCGGATGTTCACCAAGATGCCAAGGCATCAGGAAGGCACCTAGAAGGCCCCAGGAGACGCGAACGGGAGGGGGCCTAGGCATGGGTAGCCAGTCACCCTTCCAGCGCCTTGTAGGGCCTAGGATCAGATGGCGTAACAGACCCTAACGAACGTTTGGGTTTGTGACGGGTAGACGGGGGGTGGGGGTGGTATGACAGCGCAAAGCAAGGGGGGTAGGGTATGGATGGCTGCGATGGGGTATGTAACCGCAAAGGGGTATATCCCTCCCCCCACCCCTCACCTAGCGCTGGGGGTGCTTGACTGAATTTTTCCCCCCTATTTCATGGCAAGGGTATTTGTTAACTTTTCAAAGGAGTGAGTTATGGCTTATGAGATGAAACCTGGGCAGGGCAGTGCTTTTAAGAACAAGGATAAGACTGAGGATTGGCATCCTGCTTATCGGGGTAAGGTAATGTTGCCTGATGGGAGCGTGCATTACTTGGACATTACGCCTAAGAAGACGCAGGCTGGTGAGCCTTGGGTGTCGGTGAAGATTGGCAAGGCGATACAGCCTAGGCCTGTAGACGCGCACAATGAGGCCAAGGGCAACGGCTACCAGCCTCAGCGTGATCGCCTTGATGACGATATCCCCTTCTAGGAGCTGCTATGAGCGACAGCTTGAGTGAGATGACCCTGAGGGACTACTTTGCTGCTGCTGCCTTGCAGGGGCTGTGTGCGGGGTTCTCTGCGCTTGATAGGGACTGGCCCAGGGATGATGAGCCTGAGGGGTATGACGTTGCTGCAGAGCACGCATATCAGATGGCTGATGCCATGCTGAAGGCGAGAGATGGAGGAAATCATGGTCAATGAATACAAAGTATCAATTCGCTTTGAGCTGGCAAGCCTTGCGGACGTTGATGAGGAGAAGCTGCTTGATACGCTTGAGACGCTGATCCTTGGCCAACTTAAGGAGTTCGCCTACCAGCGTATGGGGGTGGCGGTTTCTTACCCGCTGGTCGAGCTGACCCGCGCACCCAAGGCTGGCGATGGCAAGAACTAAGTCGCAGATCTCTGAGCAGATTCCTAGTCTGAAGAACTGGGGTGGTGTGCGTTCTGTCCAGAGACGGATGGAGCGCAGTGCCACGATTACTGGCAACCGGGAGGCTATTGCGTATCAGATGGTGTCTATGGCCATGACGAACATTACGCATATAGCGACCTGGGATGAGGATGGCAGGCTCAAGGTCAAGAGTGCCAGCCAGATTCCTGAACACGCTTTGGCTTCGATCAAGAAGATCAATGCCAGGGTGGACAAGGATGGCAACTCATATCTGGAGATTGAGCTGTATGACAAGGTTGCTCTGCTGCGTCTGCTGGCCAAGGCTAGTGGCCTGCTGGACAATCCTGATGACGGCAGCGAGAAACCCAGCGTGATTGATGTGAACGTGGTCGCACCAGATAGAGGAGAAACAGAATGAGCCTCGACGCAATCAAAGCAGTCGTTGATCTGATTGAGATGGGCGGCGTAGTGGGTCAAGAGGACATCGTTAAATGTCTTCGCAGCGCCATTGAGCAGGCCGAGCAGCAGGAGCCGGTGTGTGAATACTGCGGAGGCGACCGATTTATCGCCCCGCCCCAGCAAGAGCGGCAGGAGCCGCTTGGCTATCTCATCCACGACTCGCAATTTGGAAGCGAGGACTTTTCAAGACTCAAGCCTGAAGCTGTCAATCCGACCGAAACGGTCATCCCCCTCTACACCGCCCCGCCCCAGCGCCAGCCGCTGACGGAGGAGGAGATTGAGCAAGCCACGGGATGCGATCGGAACAAACCGCTGTGGATAGCGATTGAAAACGCAGCTCGCGCCGTCGAGCGCGCCCACGCAATAGGAGGTAAACAATGACCGACATCGAAACCCTACGCGCTGCTGCCGAGCGTATTGCAGCGCACAACGTGGCCCTGCGGAGCTTCCTGCTGCGCCTGCTCGACCCTGAAGACCTGGGTCACGCGGTGAGCCAGGAGGTGCGCCAGAAGGCCTCTGTGCTGCTGTCCATGCAGAACATCTGCCCGCCCTGCAACAACCACTGTCGGCAAGGCCGAGACTGCCCCAACCGATGAAGTACACCTGCAAGTGCCATCCCTTGAGCGCCTTCCACTGGCGCAATCCTGACCGCCCCAGGATGATTGACTGGTCTGATCTGACCAAGTCATTGCTGTCGTCGGAAAGCTCTAGCCAGTCTATTAACAACAAGCGGGAGCAGGGCAAGGACTTGTCCACGGTGCATGGGCTGTCAAACAAGGTCTCCATGCGCGTGCTAGACCCCAGGCATTTCCACGTTTTCACAAAGGCGAGAAGCAATGGCAAGAACTAAAGAGCAGTCTGACAAAGCGGTGGCCACAGGGGGTCTGCGGCTGGACTTCAGCAAGTCACCGACCATCTATGACTTCATCCAGTCCAATGCCTTTGTGCAGGGCATCATGGGGCCTGTGGGGAGCGGCAAGTCCTACGGCTGCGCCAGCAAGATCTTCATCAAGGCCGTCAAGCAAAAGCCCAGTCCTGTAGACAATATCCGATACACCCGCTGGGCAGTGGTGCGTAACAGCTATCCCATGCTGAAGACCACCACCATCAAAACATGGCTGGATCTGTTCCCAGAGAGCACCTTTGGCCCCATGCTCTGGACACCGCCTATCACCCACCATATCCGTCTGCCTGCCCGTGATGGGGCTGCTGGCATTGACTGCGAGGTCATCTTCCTGGCCCTAGACCAGCCCAAGGACGTTCGCAAGCTGCTTTCTTTGGAGCTGACTGGTGCCTGGGTCAACGAGGCCAGGGAGCTGCCTAAAGCGGTCATAGACGGCCTCACGCACCGGGTGGGACGCTACCCCACCAAGCGTGATGGCGGGGCTACTTGGCACGGCATCTGGATGGATACCAACCCCATGGATGATGACCACTGGTGGCACAAAATGGCTGAGAAGGAAAAGATGACCGGGCCGTATGCCTGGAAGTTCTGGAAGCAGCCTGGGGGCGTGATTGAGGCTGATCCTGACCTGCTGCCCGAGAACCCAGAGGCCAATGACCATATCTTCTCGGCTGGCAAGTGGTGGAAGGTCAACCCCAAGGCCGAGAACATCAACAATCTGCCCGCTGGCTACTACCCGCAGATGCTGCTGGGCAAGAATCTGGACTGGATTCGCTGCTATGCCGGGGGTCTGTACACCTATGTGCAGGAAGGCCGACCTGTCTGGCCGGAATATGACGATGCCACCATGTCTGGAGACACTGTAGTAGACCCTACAGTGCCCATTCAGCTCGGTCTGGACTTCGGTTTGACCCCTGCGGCCACCATCGGGCAGCGTATGCCTAACGGCCAGTGGCAAATTCACCAAGAAATTGTGACTTTTGACATGGGGCTGGAGCGTTTTGGCCTGCAACTGCTGGCAGAACTGAATCAACGCTACCCCAATCACCAAGTTCTGGTCTGGGGTGACCCCGCTGGGCAGGCCAGGGACGCTATTTATGAGGTCACAGCCTTTGAGTTCCTCAAGACCTTGGGCCTGCGGGCGCAGCCTACGGCCTCCAACGACTTCAAAGTGCGCCGGGAAGCTGCGGCAGCTCCCATGCAGCGCCTGATTCAGGGTAAACCCGGCCTGATTGTTAACAGAGAATGCAAGCTCCTCCGCAAGGCCCTAGGCGGCGGGTACCATTTTAAGCGTGTAGCCGTCGGTGCGGGCCAGGAACGCTTCAGGGATGCCCCTAATAAGAATGAACACTCGCACATTGGCGACTCATTCGGCTACCTGATGCTCGGTGGCGGGGAATACAACCGCATGATCCGGGGCAACGCCAAGCCCAACAGCACCCCCTTCATTGCCCAGACGGTGGCAAACAGTGAATTCGATATCTTTGGATGAGCTGCTTCCGCAGCTACCGCCTTGGATTGTGCTGGTGCCGTTCAACCCAGCACACGCATTGACTATGCGTATCGGCAATGCGTCATCGATAGCCATGCGTGACAACCTAGACTTTGCCAGTCTGATGGCCGCCCAGGCAGCCACCGGGCACGCTATCACTGTCCTGC